AATTCAATTCCTGTATTAGAGAACACTCTAGGGATTTTGTTCCCTGGAAGAGCCATATCAACCAAATGGTGAACTACTGTTGAGTCTTTCCCACCACTGAACGAGATATAGAAGTTCTCTTCACCATATTTATTGATGGTATCTCTTATGACTCCTAATCTGTCCTGTAAGATGAATTCATTTTCGGTCATTTCTCTATCTCCTCAAACATCATCCATTCTTCATAAACATCATCATTAAACTTTTTTGGCATCGGTTTAAGGCTCATCTTTCCCATACGTTTGAGAATGATGTTGTACCCTTCCCTTTGCTCACAAATATTCACAGAAGCGATGACATTTTCTAGGCTTTCCGTAGGAACATCAATCACCAATATTGCTTTCATTCTGTTTCTCCCATTCCTTCAGACATTCGCTTATCTTGTCTTTGCCACCTTTATTCAAATAATCGATGATAAATTTGACAGGGATCGCATCGACCTCAGGCGCATATCTAATATGGTTTGCAATCTCATGTGCGGTCTTCCAATCATCCGCCATCTCTACCTCATATTCGAGGTTTAAAGCATCAACATCAATCAGTTTCATTCTGTTTCTCCTCATAAAGCCGATGCTTTTTTCAACTCATCAATCGCTTTACGCAAATATTCAACCGCCTTTTTGTGGTGTGTGGTGTTCATTGAACCCATGTCCATTGCTCTGTAAGAATCTTGCATATTGATTTCATCTTCTAGTAAGGCTACCCCTTGGATGATGTTCAATGTCGCATATTCCAATCTCTGATATGGTTTGAGGTATCGAAACGCATAAGCGTATGAATTAATGAAGTTCTTATTAATGTTCATTCTGTTTCTCCTGTTATCTCTTCAAGACAAGCATTAAAGCCTTCTTTATATCCGTCTGTGTACCAGTCTGCTTGTAACTTGTGTGGCAATGGTCTTAATTTATTAGTATGAATTTCATGAATCACTTTGTTGTTTCTGCCGTAAAGATTTACGCTTATAACACTCCCTGTATAATCTTCTGGAATATCAATCACAAGTATTGCTTTCATTGTCCTTTTCCCATTCCTTCAGGCATGAGCTGATCTTGTCTTCACCGCCTTTATTAAGCCAGTCGATGATAAATCTTACGGAGACGGCGTCAATGTCACCGCCTCCATCTTTTCTTTTGCTTTCTTCAATGTCGGTATTCAGCCAGTGCTTCATGCCGTTATGGCCTTTGTAACAGTATTTATAGGCCGGGCATTGCCCACACATAACATCCAGCCTATCCATCATCTGGCACAGCTCGCTTGCTAATTCTTCGATCGTCAGTGACTTGATATAATCAAACTTTGTCATTTTTCACCTCTCAATAGAACGGCAGATCCTCTTCTTCAATCTCTAGATTCTGCGTACCGAAACGGTTTGCGTATTCCGTGTTTTGGATGGATTCGGCGTACTCGTTGTTTTGTTTCTCAACCTCTGTCAGACCTGAATCGGATTTGATCTTTTCATATTTGAATATCGTAAGATTGATCTTGCCCTGATACGCTTCGTACTTCTGTTCCTGAATGTCGATGTCGATAAAGACAAATGGATTGTCCCCGGCCGGAGTGTAGCTCGGCTCCGGGCATACCGCAAAATGCACGTTCATGTATGCCTTGTCTTCTTTGTTTTTGTAATTAGAGGCGGAGATGTACCAGCCCCTTCCCTTGTTGAATATTCTCTGTTTCATGCCTGTCCTTTCATAAGCTCCAGAAGCTCATTTTCCAGCTCTTCGCCGATCTCTTCGTTTTTCGATGGATCATAGATCGGAAGGGAATTATATATATTCTTTCCTTCTTTCTTTTCTTTATTTCTTATAGTGTTGCCCACCGTTTGCCCACCGTTTGCCCACCGTTTGCCGTTTTGCTTGCCCTTGTCATCATCGAAACCTTGATAATCTGCCCATTTATTCACGATTATCTTCGTTCCGTCGTTTGCCGTTTCGATTGCCACTTCTTGTGACTTTTCTAAGCGTTGCAGACAAGTCCTAACACGTTTTACGGACATTCCCGTAGCCTTTGCGAGCTTTGCGACGGATGTCGGAAACGACCCGGCCTCATAGTCTTTCCCATGCCACCTCCGGTCTTCCCAGTTTGCTTGTAGTAGGATCTCTATCCATAAAGCGACCATGTATGGATCATCTTTCCATTCCCATTTAAGAAGCTTGCGGTCAATCTTGATGAAACTCATCTGTAATTATGGCCTCCAAGCAAGCCGATCCCTAATTGTTCGATTTGATGCTCTTTTTGAGCATTCTGTGAGACGTTTTGCGTCTCGGCGTGTGATTGCTCATTCTTTTTGTTTAAGCCCTTAATGCGCTTTATTTCTTCCGGCTCTAGCCAGAATTCTCTGAGTGTCCCTTTTCCGGGAACGGAACGTCCTTTGACGTCCCAGCCGTAATTGTGACGGATCTCATAAACTCTTTGCGATAAGCAGACGGAATGCACATCAGTTTCTTTCGCAAAATCAAACTTTGTGATCCTTCGCCCATCTAAGAGCAATTCCATAGCGTGTTCAGTTGTGTTCAACATTGTTCCAGTCCCTTTCTATTTGCGCTTCGACCAGCCGGATCTGTAGTTTTCTCACATTGATCGCTTCTTTGTTTGCTTCATAGACCGCAGAAGCACAGTCCCTTTCAAAGCGCAGTGTCGAGATGGAGGCAAGGCCGTAAATCACCTTGTCGATCAACGTTACGGCCATGCCTTCGTCTCTCAATCTGAGCGCTTCTTTAGAAACAGCTTCCTTATAGTTCTTTTCCGCTTGCGCTAAAGCGATTCCGTTTGTTCTAAGCGTTCTTAGCGCCTGATCCAGCTGATCATTCATCACTTGCAGTTTGTCGATTAGATCGATCATAAATAGCTCTTTCCGTATCTTTTTATGAATGACTCACGATCGCCCAGTTTTGCTTCGTATCGTTCCTGAGCGATCTCTTGCAAGGCTTTCTTTTCCCAGATGTTCTGATTGTGTACGGCTTGATGATCCCTATGACAGAGATAGCACCACAGCCCGTCGGATTCAGCCTTCTTGCGGTTTGCTGTTCCAAAAACGCAGTGATGTTTTTCCAGATTCAATTCAGCTCCGCAGATGTAACACCTCTTAGCGTTGCTGATTATTGACCTTGCCATTCAATCCATCCCATCTGTCTTCTTTGACTTCTTCCGGCAGATCTTCGCCGGCATAGATGTAAAGGCCGAGGCCAAACATTCCGATATTCTTTGTCAGGCATCTCATGATGGTCTTGTTGATATCGAACATTGAGGCCGGCTCACACGTCTTTTCGATCATGTCGTAGGTATTCTTCTGAGCGTTCCATTTGCCCCTGATGAGATATTTGTACGGATGATCCTTCATTGACTTGTTTGCCCCATCCATGACCGGTAGCCACATCTCTTTTGTGTCACCGTCCACCGTGATTTCTGTGAACACCATATATCCAAGCTTGTCGTCGTAAAGGTAAGGCTTGCCGTCGAACGTCTTGATTTTGTAAGAAGCGTCCGGGCATACTTTGACGAATTCCGCCCATGCCCACGCCCAGCTTAAATAAGTCAGGCCGTTCTTCTTTTCTGTTTTTGCGTTGACGTTGATTTGATACAACGCATCGAATGTTTCTTTTTTCATGTTCACTCCTTGTATTTGATTTGCATCGTTCCGTTGACCCATGATTCTTTTTTGAATTCATCAGGATCTCCGCCGTGTTTATAGATGAATGCTTCCAGCTTCTTGTCGTCCCAGCTCTTGCGAGTGTAGCCATTCTTCTGAATGATCTCGATGTATGCGTTCTTCAATGATTTGATCGAGAATCTTTCAAACAGCTCCGCCAGCTTTTCTCTGAATGGCTTATCGACCATTTCAAACTGTTCCTTTGCCGTCAGGTAAGCTTCCTTCTTTTCAAGCCATGTATCGACGACCGGCATCCTATTAAGCTCGCTCAATGCGAGCTGATAGTTTGCCGTCGTTTCTTCTGTGACCTCTCCGGTCATGTCGTCGATCTTTACCACGGAAAGAACCCCAGAACGCAAGCGACCAGATAGAACATCATCAGCGTCATCAACGCCATACCAATCTTTTCGTAAGCTTTCATGTTTACCCCTTGATGACGTAAACGTCGTAGTTCTTCTTCCAGATAACAAGGCCGAGATTCTTGGCGTTGTTGAAACTTCCAATCGACGCCATACAGCTGATCGCTTCATTATTGTTTGAACATGAGAATTTAAGCGTCTTGTTGTCGCTTTCCATGAACGTTCTCAACGGCGTTAAATACTTGGATTTTCTTACTCTTTCAGGCTTTTCAACAGCGTGTGCGAACATTTCAGTTTTGATCATTTTTCTTTTTCCCTTTCCTTTTCCATCTGCCCTTAAAGACGCCGGCCACTATGGTAGATCATGACGTCATAAAGGTTTGGAGGAGAATAAAGCCGTGACCGGCATCTGTAAAGGCAGATGGTTGGCTCGTTTTGTGCCTATTCTTTTTAAAAAAATTAGCTTAGTTTGATTTCTTTCGGATCAATGCCAGCAAGCTGGCTGATCATGATTAGTTCTTTTGCGCTTAGACCGGTACGGTAAAGCTCTTTGTTCCGGTACGATCCTTCGGATATGCCGAGCTTGTCGGCCATTTCTTTCTGAGACAAGCCCAGATCGAACCGAACGCCTTTTAAAGATCTGCTCATATACTCTCCTTTCAAAATGTTTTTTTATTCATTATCCGGCCATTCCGGATCTTTGCAATTCTTGCACTCTTCCAGCATCGCCTCGATGTAGGCCTTCATCGCTGTCAGCTCTGTGAATGTGCTGATCCGGTCTGCCTGATATGTTTTGTTCATAGCCCTGTCAAGGTATTTCCGCAGATCCTTGATGGATCTGCGGACGTATTCCCTTGTGTAAAACTGATCGTAATAGTCAGATACAGTCGCTTTCATTGACGTATCTTCCCGTGCCGTCTTTGCCGACGACATACAAGACCGGCTCTCCGTAAACGACCCTATGCCAGCATGAAGCGACTGCTTCTTGCCCGTCAAGGTTGTCCATAATGCCCAGAACGGTATCATCTACCATGTTCGTTCTTCCTTCGCTTGCGATGCGATCCAGCATCCTCTGTTTGCTAAATTTCATGTTTTCCCCTTTCTATGCACGCCTTGCGTTTCTTCCGTCTCTGTAACTTTCAGCCCATGCGCTGGCTTCTTGCAGAACGGCGTATGTCTTGCCGTCCACCCATGCGACGGCATTGCCGATCGCTTTGCTGTAAGCTTTTTCCAGCTTCTCCATCCACCGGAACGCCTCAGCGTTCCATTCTCTTTCGCCGTCTTCCATTTCACGGCAGATCAGCCACTGGCGATTGTATGCCAGTTCAATGTTGTGACCGTTTTTCCTCATGCTGAACGGATATTTCTTTTCCATGTCTTCCCTTCCTTTAATTAAGACGGTGTTTTAAGTGTTATCGCCTCACTGTTTTCCTTAGCTTCTTGTAAAGATGAATGTTTCGCTGTTGCCTTCGCCGTACCGATAGAACCATTCAAGCATATCGTCGTTACCGCTTTTATTGAATTCTTCCAAGAATGCCGGGAAGAACCTTTTTGCAATGTCTGCGAAGCGTTCTCTTGTAACGATGTATTGATTCCATCTGTAATACGGTTTCGTTTGGATGAAGATTGCGTCGTTATTCACGCCGACGATCCTCATTTTGTTTCCCTTGTCGATCTCTTCGTCGATCTTCTTGTTAGTTCTTTCTTCCGCTTCTTTCTCGTCAAGGATCTCGACCGGCTCAATCACCGTGTACCAGTAGAAGATCTTTCCGTCTTCCGTGATAATGTACTCATTGCCTCTGAATTGATACGCTAAACCGTTAATGATCTTGTGGTATTCGTTTGACCAGAAGCCAGCGTCTGTCGGATCGTCGCTTTCAAGCTCACCGTTTTCTCTGACGATCTTGATGATAGTCTTGACGTCATTTTCTCTGATGAATTTCTCGTCATTGACCAGCATCCTCAGCCAGTATTCAGGTTTGTTCTCGATTAATTTTGCCATTGCTCTTTTCCTCCTTGACTCATTTTGAGTCTATAGTCAATATAGCAGATGGCTCAATATGTGTCAATAGATTTTTGTTGTTTTTTTGCAAATATTGTCTTTTTATCATCCTTTTGTTATTGTTTAGGTGAAAAGGATGGCACAAAATGAACGATTTAATCACTAAAGCACTTGCAGATGAATTGAAACTGATGAGAAACGAAAAAGGATTGTCGCAACAGGAATTAGCTGATCGAATGAAAACTACACGTTCAAGGCTGAACAATTATGAACGTGGCGTCAGAGATGTACCCCTTGATATCTTCTTCAAATACTGCGATATTTGCGGAACGGATGCGTATGAAATATTAGATAAGGTCAGAAAATATGTCTATAAGTAAAGAAAGAAATGGAACGTACACCGTTTTCTATTCAAAAAAGGACGTCGTTTCGCAAACGACATCGAGAACGAAAAAACGTGGCTTCAGGACGCTGAAAGAAGCAAAGGAATATGAACGATCGTTATCCCGGAACGCCTCTGACGTGAGCTTTTATGCGCTTTACGATGAACATCAGAAGAACACAGATCAGGCCGAGGAAACAAGATTATATAAGGATAATATGATCAAAAGATATATGCCCGGTTTATTGACGGTGAAATACGAGGACGTAACGAAAGCGTATCTTTTAAATCTGCGATCTGAGATATCGAAGCTGGATCTTGCATCGAAAACAAAAAACAAGATGATCGAGATCCTGAAGACCACTACACGCTACGCAAACGAGGTTTACGATCTGGACGATAACGGGAAAATACTTAAAAGGTTCCCTTTGACAAAAAAGGAATTTGAGATCTGGACGCCGGAAGAATACTTCCAATTCGAGGCTGGGCTACACCCGGAGTTTGACGACTGCGTTCCGTTCTTCCGGACGCTGTTCTTCACCGGCCTGAGAAAAGGCGAAGCCAGAGCTTTGACCGTGGACGATCTGGATCTTGAAAAGGAATTGCTGATCGTGAACAAATCGATAAGGAAATATAAAGGATCTTTAAAAGCTCCTAAAACCCCTTCAGGCGTTCGTAAAGTCCGCTTGGATAAAAACACATTGAAATTGCTAAAGCCTCTAAAATCGAACGAAAAATGGCTCTTCGGCGATTATAGACCAATTTCCAGAGACAGAATTGACCGGGCTTTTAAGATCGGCATTGAAAGATCCGGCGTAAAAAAGATAAGAATTCACGATTTGAGGCATTCTCATGCTAGCTTTTTAATTATGAATGGTGCTAATATAGTAACTGTCAGCAAGCGATTAGGCCATTCTTCAGTGAATATGACGATGAACACATACGCCCATATCCTGAAAGAATCGGAAAATCAGCTCGTTGAAATGCTGAATGTCGCCAGTTTGTCGCCAGTCAAAAATGACGATGTTCAAAAAAGCCAGTAAATAAAGGCTGTTTCGATGCCGACTTAGCTCATCCGGTAGAGCAACGCAGTAGTTTTGAAACAAACATGATATTGCTGGTAATAGTGAAAAAGCGCTTGAAAAGGCGCTTTTTTTGTTGTTTCTGCTTTTCAGAATTGAGACAAAACGTCGCCATTTTGTTTCCAGATCACAGAATTGTACCCATTTTGTACCCACTAAAAAAAGGCGGATCTCTCCGCCTACTCTGAATAAATTGCTATATACTCAAACTCTGTGTCTCTTGCAAGGCCGGCCGTGCTGTACGTTCATAGTCCCCGTATTGAATTGTAGTGTTTCGGACTGAGACATGAAAACATCGACTTCCTTTGCCGAAACCTCGATGTCCTGACCTGACTTTGTGATCTTCAATAAGCCTTGTTCAAACGTGACATAGACGTTCCTCGCATCCGTCAGATCGACGTCGTCCTCAATCTGAATGATAAATGTCGGCGTAGTTCCTCTTACCATCGTTTCTCTCCTTATATAAAAAAGTCTGCCGTATTTACAGACTTTTCCGGTTCGGACTCATGTCCTTTCCTTATTATTATATGTCAGTCCTTATGATCAAACCATAAAGGTTTTTCAATGTTGTTTTCTTTCAACCACTTATTGAATAAGGATGAATAAAACCAATCACCCTTCAGCTCTCCAAAGTATCTCTGAGCTAAAGTCATTATTTCCTCATGATTATTCGGTAAGGAATACATCATCACAAGAAGCTGTGTTCTTAGGCTGTCTTTCTCTGTTTTCTTCTGCTCTGTGAGAATCTTATCGATCTTCTCTCCGATCGGCTGTAACTTTGCTTCAATAGAATCCTTTTTCTGCTGATCTTTCCGGCTGATCAGAAACTGGATCAGGCCAGATCCCAGAAACGCTCCAATGAGGCCTACAATCAATTCGCTCATATTAAATCCACCTTTCCGCTATGTCTTTTATCTTCTTAAAATCTGCTTCGGCAGATTCAATCTTTTTCTGTTTTTCCGTTGCATCAGCGATCATTGCATCCGCCCACTTGCGGATCTGATCAACAAAATCATCTCCGGCCGGCAGATAAGTCGTCGTGATATTTGCACACCATCTGCCCGGTGCTATTTCATACCATGTGTAACCGTCTGCATCGGCTTGCTGTAATACGTTGTAATAGCCTAATTGAACATGGCCGATGATCTCACCACTAAGAGATGGCTTCAGCCTGATTCTGAGCGTATTGTCCGTTGTTTGGATCTGATTCACCGATTCGTTGCGTTCGACCGGATTCACGTCCTGATATGGATAATGTAAAAAGCCTAATAAATTAGGCCTCTTTTCAAACTTCCCGTTTCTGAAGGAATTAGGATCTCCGTTTGAGTATTCTGAATAGATCGTGCCGGTTTCCATGAATTGCACATGGCCGTATTCTCCATCGAAAACAGCAATATCCCCGGCGACCGGATCGTAAGACGGATCTTTCACTTGCCAAGGATCTCGGTAGTTTTCCAGCCAGAGCTTTGCGTTCGTGTAGCTTCCGGTATGCGTTGCTCTGTCCCACCAGCACGGAGGTTCAGCTGACGGCATCGCCTCGGAAGATCGAAAAAATGAGTACCACGTGCATTGCCAGACGGATTCAACGCCCCACGCATATGGCTTCGTTCCTTCTGTTACCGGCGTTGTTCTTATCTTGAACATCATCCTATCCCCTTTTCATTCGATACGTTTATCTGCACATCCTCATACTTAACGTATTTGAGTGTCTTCATTCCTTTTATCTTTTCAAGAATGTCTTTTGCCAAATCCAATGCCCATGCGATCAAGATGGTAAAAACCTCAACAGTAGTGATGAAGTCACTTGATATTGAGATGTCTTTCGTTAATTGAAGCGTAAGAGCAAACAGATTCAGCGTATAGCAGAACACGAAAATACAAAGCCCTATGATGAAAGCTTTGAGAATGCCGAATAAGAATTTCTTATAGTCGAACCCTTCAGTAAACGAACCGATGATCGTGCCTAACACGATATTGATGCCGGAAAGAGAGCCGACCACAATTAACATAAGGACAACAGTTTCAAGATTCTCTTGGAGTGCTTCTTCAATTAGTTTGATAATTGTTGCCATAGTAATCTCCTTTTGCCTAAACGGCACTCGCTAAAGGATTAATTGTCCAAGTCCCTTCGCTATATGCTATTACAACGGCGTCTGCATACTGTGATATAACCAGTGCAAAATAATGGGTCGCATCTGGTACAAACAGCCATCCATTATAAAGACCCCAAATGCGGAAGTTTGTTATATTTGCGGTTGTTTGAAACGATATGTTGGTAATCGCCCGTACAGAAACATTGTTTACAGATGTTTGAATATATGTCTTTATTTGGTCGAGCGTTGAACATTGTTGATGAGGAGTTTTTGTTTTTGGAAACGTGTATTTTATCGTTGACGTTGCCATATTTAACCCTCAATCGGTTCTTCTTTCTTCCAAGTCTCACCTTTCATGCCTACACCTTCAGAATTGAGGATGTAAACCATGACATAGTCGGTAAATTCATCCTTGCCGTAAGCATATGCGCCAAGGTATGCGTGATAGGATTGACATACCGCATCATAGGTGTCCTTGACTACTACACCTTTCTCAATGTTTCCGTTTGTGCGTTTGACCTGTACTAAAAAGAATTTGTTCATACTATGCTCCTCTCATTAAATACAAAGTAATTGTTGTTGAACCGCTTATAGAACCGCTTATCGATAGACTCCCGTTTGATGTTGTAACCGTCCAGTCATCTGCCTGTGCAGATGGATTGGATAAAACGGAATTGACTACCACATGGTCGGATGTGATGTTTGCGTTCGTTATCGTCTGCGGTAAAGATGAAAACGAGGATGATGTCAGCACTAAACACTTCACATCTGTCTGAACATCCGCTACCGAAACACCACTATCTACGGCTTGACCGCTTGTGTTCGTAGTTAAGAGGTGACCGTTTGTCGGAGAGGAAACGAGATCCATCTTCGTTGCATCGGATGGAATATCTTCCCAATCGGCATCATCATCAGCCGAAGAAAGTTTTGTGAGGACTTGACCTTGAGTACCGCCGTCAGGAACGCCAGCCGGCAAGATTCCTATTTCTGCACGCTTTGTGCCGTCAGCCTGTTCAACAATGATCTGATCCGTTTCGTTCAAAACAGATGTTGACGGCAATTCTGTAATTTTTATATCTGGCATAACTATTCCTCCATAAAATTGTCAATGATTACAAGCATCTGCTCTGCGTTTAATTCAGAATTTTCAAGCTCTTCCTCAGTAAACTTACGGAAATCAAAATTCACTTCCTGATCTTCCAAAGGCTTAATTTCCTTAACAAATAAAGAGTAGTTTTCACTGCCCTTGTTGATCACAAGGCTGTCTCCGTCTTGAACACCATATTTTCTGAACAGATCCGCCTTAAACTGAAAGTAATCTTTTAATTCTTCGTTGATCATCCGGAAATTACGTGCGATCTTGTAGCCAACGATTCCTTTGCACCCCAGCATTTTTTCCAACTGGATTGCAAGGTTTTCTGCTTCCACTATCTTCATCCAATCAAGCCTCCGTTCGCATATATTCTTGAACCTTTAAGATTTATATCACCGTTGCTTTGGATTGCTATTGATGCAATCGGCGTAAATGATCCTGAGCCGGAATTGACATACTTTGCAAGCCATATCTGGTCATTGCTTAAAGATACAGAGGAAATGAGATTATTTGATGTGTCATAGTTTGATATTTGAATATATTCACCTGACGAATTCGTCGACATCAGAATTGTGTTCCCGGCAACCGTTGAATTTCTGTGATTATTTGCTATCGTTACGGTTTGACGGTCGATGCTTGTGTAAGTATCAAGCTGGATCTGATTTGCGACTTGTCCGCTGGCATTGTAATTCTTTAATTCAGTGTATGCTCTTGCCGAATTGCCATTGATATCAAACGTGTTGTAACTGTAAGAACCGTTTTTGTTGTTGATGCAGTATTTCCCAGACGACTCAAAACGAATCTCGCCGTTCCCGGCAAACAGAACACCGATCGGGTTTGCACCGGAATAATAGTTCTTTACCTCGATGTACTGTCCGCTTGGATAAACGCCGAATATCAAGGACTTTGTATTCAGGATGATGTTGTCCGCCGACGCATTAATCATCGAAATGATCTGGTCGTTGTCTGTCTTGTCGATCTTCAATTCAAGAGAAGCGGAAACCTCCCCCACTTCATCGTCAAGCGCTGTGACTTGCTGTGAAATGACGCCAAGCTCTCTGTCAACCGTGATGGAGACTCTTCTGATCTGATCTTTTGCCGTGATGATTTTTGTCTCTTCTTGCACCTTACATTCAAGCTCCGTTTTATAACCGCCGATCCACTGAGATTGATATTCCCAGTCGATCGTACATAAGAACGGTATCAATAATCCGTCCGTGACAAGGATCTTCTGTCCGCTTGTAGTAACGATATAATCGTTCCCACTTGTCATCAGTCTGCCCCAGCTCCCGGCACTTAATAACTGTCCCGTTCTGACGTTCGGCCTGACCGGGCATTGCCCTATATCAACGTTGAAAAACGCAAAGCCTTTGACGACGCCATAGATATGCTGAATTGTACTTTCGATCGTGAACCCTTGAGAATCCGTAAAAAGGATATTGTCAGGATTCAGATAGACCGTATCGTAATTCGTGCTTTCCGGATAGTAATGCGTCGCCGTTCCTAATTCAACGTAAACACGTTCGATTCTGTGATAGTCTCCGACCTTATAGGAAGAACACTTGTTGATGTCAATCTCCCCGGCGGATTCGTTTTCATAGGCCTCTAAAACAAGGTTTCCGTCGTTGTTGATATAGGCATAACCGCCGTTGACTTCGGCGACATAGGATATAAGATCCCGTTCATACAATTCGTCTTCCCAGCTTAGCACAAGGTCTTTCATGAAAAAGTCCTGTGTAACAAACGATATATTTTTCGCCTGACATATGGAATTCAGGATCTGAAGGATCGTCTGACTTGTTGAATAGGATAGTTTCTGATTAAAACGCACCATCATATCCGTCAGATGGAACGTCGTGTAGTTCTCTTCGCTGTTTTCCGTCGAATCGACAAGAAGCGTTGCGTATTTTACCAGCTCTCCTGTTTCATCCTCATAAAGATAAACTCTATTTGGAACGGAAGAAAAACCGTTGTTTTTCACGTCGATCTCAAACTGCCGGCACATCGTCACGCCCAGTTTGAACGTTTGATTGTAAGGATCAACGTTCTGTTTGATCCTCATTAAATAGTTTCCGGAAACTTCCGTGTTATCGAAAAATACTCGAATCATTGAAAGCTTGCTCCTTCGCTCTGTACGATGTTGAAACTGAGTGAATAGCCGACCATTCCTTCCAGAAGCTCCATCTCCATTTTGGAAACATAGCCTCTGAATTGAATGAAACCGCCCCATGCCGGCGATTTCACTCTGAAATAGATCTCGTCAACGTTCACGGTTTCGCAGATGTCAGAAACGTCTTCCTCGTCAAGAACGCTCCACGACATCGATATTTTAGCCCAACGTCTTTTAATAACATTCCTGACGAGGTTTCCGTTTGTACATGATCTGTAAGAATCATTGTCTAGATCTTCAAAGTTTATTTTGTAAGATGTAGGAGATTTCATCAATGTCCAGTTAGATTCGTTTGTTGATGTGTACCATATTAAACTCATACGATGCTTTCTCCTTTGATCCTCGACTGTTCATTAATGTATTTCACCGACGCTCTTCCGACCTCGCTTTGTGAAATGTAAGCCCTGAATTCTTTTGAACCGACGACATCGATCAGCTCTCTCAGAAGATCGTTTGTTTCTTCATTGTTCATGTAGCTCTGCAACGTCTCCAACGGTGCGACGACTTCCGGATTGTTTGAAGCACCGGAATATTCACCGACGCCGATGACTTGCGGAGCGCTGAACATACCGCCTTTTGCGTACCAGTCAACGCTTAATTTTGGCAAGCCACCCCAGCCCGTCGTCCAGCTTAAATGTGGTAGTTTGATATGAAAACTGCCTAAAGAAAGACCAGACCACCAGCTTTTCAGGCTTGCCCACTTCCCGGCAAGACTGCTTCGGATCTCGTTCCACTTGTTTAAAGTAGCCGTTTTAGCACCGTCCCAGATCGAAGAGATTTTCGTTCCGATGCTTGTGAACGTTGAAAAAGCATTGCTCTTGATCTCCGCCCATCTTGCTGAAAGATTTGCTTTGATATCCGCCCATTTCTGTGAAATGTCAGCTTTAATGTCCGCCCATTTCTGTTTCAAGCTGTTTTTGATCTCTTCAGTGTATGTGATAAGTAAGTCCTTAATCTGAGGCCAGATCTGCCTTGCTTTTTCCATGACCGCTTCAAAAGCGTCTGAGAAGGACATCGGCAGTAAAGGCAGTTTCTCATTTACCGTTTTCTGCGTACTGTCGATCGATTGGCCGACAACATCAGATAAAGCGTCAGGATTCATCTGCGTCCCGGCAAAACCAAGCCCCAGACCTCCGGCAAGCATCATCAGACCAGCCCACGCCAGACCGTAATTGCCAGAACCAACACCGAACAAGATAAACAGGAAACCGATCGCTGATGTGGCGAGGCCTACAATGGTCATGATCTTTGCAACGGTTTGCTGGATCTGCTTCGGAAGATAGTCCCAGTCAATTGCAAACGAGGCCATTGCCACACCGGACATCATCAAGGCGATACCCATTGCCGGGCTTGCACCTGAGAACGCCAGTACAGCGCCTAAACCGATCGAGAATCCGGCCATCAGGCCAAGGATCGCATTCTTTACACCGCCCACCTTTTCGACGATATAGTCCCAGTTTGGAATGACCTCCCTGTATGTCAGAACACCAGCGCCAAGGATCATTCCAAGACCGGCGATCGGATGTCCCGTAAACAGTAAGGCAACACCGATACCGAACATCGCACCGATACCGATCAGTTTCAGCAGTTCTGCATTGCCTTTAATCAAAGCCGAGAATTCACCGAATTTGTCGGCAAGATCAAAGTTCCCGAACGGATTTCCCATTCCTGATCCGCTGTTGCTTGAAAGATTGTTGATTTCATCGAACCCGGCAAGCTGTTTGGATGCCTTGCCGGCCTGTTTTCCATAGTTTGCCATGTTGATGCCGGCAAAACCGAGCATTTTCGCAAGTGCGTCAACGATGGAAACAAGCTTCACAAACAGATTGATGACGAATTCCAGAACCGGAGCGAACAATGAACCCAGCGCATACCAGCAAGCATTCAGCTTGTTTTGTAGCTCCGCATTCTGTGCCAGATACGTCGTCATCGCTCTCCGGATCGTTCCATAGATCGTCGTCACACCTAACAGTGCGCCGGCAAGTGCTTTCGCCTTCTTGACGATCTCGCCCATACCGTTATTTACCGAAATAACGGTCTTGCTGACCATCGAAACGGAGGAAACGGTTTCCGTCTCCTCTTTCGCTTCTGTCAGCTGTTTGTATTTCTTGATCAGACGTTCCAGCTCGGCTTCCGCCTTCAGAACCTCGCTTTCACGTCCAGCCCATGCGTCCGGGCGCTCTCTCATGGCGTTGACGACTTCAGAAAGCTCTCTGATCTGATAGATCAGGTAATTGACTTCAGCGGATGAACCTTCCAGCTCTCCCGGATCAAACAGCGTCGTCGCTCTCGGTTTAGGGATGTTGATCTCTCCCGTAACCTCGCTGATCTTGCTGATCTGCTCCTTTACCTTGGATATGGACGATTCGTCCATCACTGTTTTTAGCTTTATCGCAAACTCTTCATTCATAAATTACTTTTCCACCTCTTTTTCCTAGCTCTTTCTGTAAAAGATTCGGAGGCATTTTGATCGTCTTTTTCTTTTGCTCGTTGAATAGTTCAGGCGACGCTTTCTGAGGCGATCTTGGAAAGTTCTTGCCCATGCAAGCCCATGCTATGAAATAAGCTTCTTTCCATACTCTGTAACCGAAGCCTTTGCGTCTTGCTGTCAATGTATCGACAAGCTCTTTTAAAGTCATGTCGTACATTTCTTCATACGACACGCCATATTCCGCAAGAGCGTCATATACCGCTTCAATGTAGTGTGCTAATTCTGCGTTGCCTTCTCTTTGTTCTCTTCTCTGGCTTCCTGAATCCTCAGAAGGTCGCTCTCGGTTAAAAGCCCACTTTTCTCACACGCCGGCATGATGATCTCCGTCAGGATGTTTTCAAGAGCAAGGCCTGAATCAACCATCTTGTCGAAAAGTGCCTCGGCGTCTTCCTGTGACTGTGCCTTCCCGGTAGCGCCTTTTCTCATGTATCTCAATAAGGTGACGATCGTCTTAATGGAATAATCCTGAATAAAATCAAGTAACTTCACCTTATAGGTTTCTTCAATCTTGATGGCGTCTGAGGACGTCAGACGAAAATCGATCTCTTCATTGTTCAAAACGTAAGTGAACGCTCTCATATTTCTCCTTTCGATTAAAAAGGGAAGCCTTTTGACTTCCCTTAAACAGATGCCGGAACGGTGATCGTCGGCTCATCTTCAGGAACAAGGTGAAGCGTGAACGATTCGATCTCGTTGATTCCTACCGCATTGAATGAATAAGACGGTTTTGACTTGAAAGTGACGGTGATGCCTGAAGCATACGTGATCTTCCAGCCGTACTGCGTATCGGCGTCAAGACCGGAAATAATGTTGATGTTCGACGATGCCGACGGCGATTCGAGATTGAACGGAAAATCAAGAGTGCCGAGATCCTGTAAACCTTTGACATAGGAACGATAGACCAGATTGTCCAGCGTTGTAGATTCAACAGTATCAGGCGCTCCACCGATCTCTGGGATCTCAGTACAGCCGGCAAGATCTGTCCAAGTTGTCGGTAAAGCACCGCCTGTGCCTAACGTACCGTAAGACAGTTTTGAACCAGCAGAAATTTTATACATATTTTCTCCTTACACGATAAGCGTATTGTTTTCTTCGTAATATCTCACATTGGCCTTGACCAGCATTTTCCTAATCCCGTCCTGAAATGAGATATCGTTGTATGAGTATTTAAAGTTCAAACTTTTCAAAGCTTCCTTGATCTGTTCAAGAGCTTCGTCCATGATCTCCAACGTGTTTTCTTCGGCGTTCTCTTTTCTGACTAACCGCCCGGTCAGATCCACTTGCATGATGTACCGTTTGTCAAAGTCCGATCCACGGTAATTCGTTGTGAGTTCATAGCCGAAATACGTCTGTCCTTCTTCAACCATCCCGTCCGGAATGGGGACGCCGGAATCGACGCCTTCGATGCTGTTTAAAGCTTCCTGAATGTACTCTCTTATGAATTCCATGTCTCTTCTATTGCTTCCTTAACGTTATAAATCAAGTAATTCTGCCCGTGCAGAAACGCCGGATAAAAGTGCGGACGTGCGACGATCCCCCATGAACCGACTTGCTGATATTGTAGCCACGTGTGCATATCCCACGGTGCGATCGTTGTATAGTCGTAACCGTGATCGTAATTGTTGGACGCTTCGCCCAGTCTTCCTGTTCCCCATTCGAGGAACGCTCCGACTGGGACGTCCGCCCACTTTGACGTGCCTCCTACCAGCAAGTCAGAATAAACAGAGGACTCAATAACGCCGTTTTTAAGTTCCGGATCTTTCGTTTTGATGGACTGGCTGTACGTCACAAACTGCTGAGTATTCCTTGCCTCTTCCGGGATCTCAATATTCTTGTTCACTTCGTCCAGCATATCGTCGTTGGCGTGCTTCTGCGCTTCGACCAGCTTCACCCCCAGATCAGAGATGAATTTGTCAAAGCATTTCGGCAGTTCAGAAACGTCTCTCATATCAATACAATGTCCGCCCAGTTATCCCGGACGACCACTATTTTGTAACGAGATCCATTTAGAACGACGCTGTAAAGCGATATGTTGTCCGCCGTGTTGTTCAGCTTGCTTTTCAGAAAAAGCTCCAGCTCATGTCTTGGTGAGCTTATGCGATACATCCTATTGACGTCGGCACCATACACCGATGCGCTTACTTCGTCAGTCAATTCCTGAGGCTGGATCTTGAATTCGGAGACTTTCGCATAAGAAGCCATGACTGCACCGTTATCCTGTTTCAAACGTGTAGCCTTGTCCACTTCGACGTCGATCAGATACCGTAACTGCTTCACATCAGCACCCTTTTGTTGGAACGGATAATGTCATAATTCATCGTTTCGATCGCATTCTCATATGTTGAGCTTAAACCGGAAACGGATTGACTTTTGACATCTTCCGCACCTCTGATGAGATACATGGATTTGACACACTTACGGATGTTTGAACCTAATACGTCTAATTGAGCCTCCAGATTGTTTTTGTACTGGAGGCGATTTGAAACAATAAGAGCGTCATTGACGGCTTCGTCTAATAACGCCCCTAATAATTCATTATCAGTTTGCTGATAATTTGCGCCTAAATCGGCGATGATCGAGCTTAAAAGATCAGCCTTTGTCATAGACGCTCCTTTATCACATCCTAGACGGATGCGATCTTCTTGACGACGATCTCTAACGGCTGAGTGACTTTCAGACCGGAGTTGATTTCGACCTGAGCCTTCGAGCCGGCGAACATTTCAGAATCGACGATTCTCATGACTTCGAGATTGTCAACAAGCGAGAACGCTTCGTGGTCACCGACGATCATTTCGACTTTCGTCAGATCGACAGTCTTTAAAGTGCCGGTAGAATCGTAGTATTTCGCCTGAGCTTCATCGAAACCGTTGCATTCCATGATGTTCAGACCGAAACGTCTCATGAGTTCAGCGGAACGGACAGCCGGATCATAGACTTCTCTGATGCCGATTTCGCCTAACAGCAAAGCGTAAACATTCGTGCTGACAAGCGCAAAATCAGCGTTGCCGTGATTGTCCTTGATCTGCTTTCTGAGTGCCAGCAGATTTGCAACGACGGTATTAGCCGTGGATGCAGTCGTATTAGAGACGGCAGTGCCTTCCTGAGCCATGCAAGCTAAAGCGGAATAGCGACGTGCTTCTCTGACAGTAGCAATTGCGTCAGACAGATATTCTTCGCCCATGTCGAATGCGACAGCGTTTGCCTGAACGCCATACAGTTTTCTGGACTGCTGGTAATTGTTGTTTAAAGCAATAGGGATCAGTTCATCGTCAGCGACGACGTCGGAAAAATCACGACCCGGAGTGCCGACAGTGACAGCTTTCTTGTCCAGCTTATGAATGAAGATCTGACCAGCCGGGCCTACACTGTATTTTGCAGTGAAAGTTACGTTCGGAATGAGAATATCATCCGTGTAAAGATTCGGTTCGACGATCGGTGAATATCTCTCGTCAACGTTCTGTGTGCCGTATAAAATAGACATTTTTCTCTCCTTTATTTCTTGTAATACGGATTACCCTTGTATTTTTCATCAAGGAATTGCTTTTCAGAGGAAACATGAGAGCCTCTGATCTCTTGCGGACGTGGCTGTTTGAGCTTCTCGTTGACCGCCTTCTCAACGGCCTTGTTGAATGCGGATTCGATCATGTCGATCTTTTCCTTGACGTTTTCAGCGGATGCCGTGGAATAGTCAATGAGATTCAATAAGGAAACATCGATGCCCTTTTCGCTTGCGATCTTGGATGCCTCATCCTTCAGACGGTAGGCGTTCAGCTCGGCAATGGCCTGTTTGCGCTCATCATCAAGCTTCTTCAGCTCATGCTGATGCTTTTCTTCTTCCGTCATCTTCGCTAAAGCTTCGGCTTCGCTTCTTTCCTTCTCTGCCTTCTTTTGCCAGCTCGTCTCCCATTTCTTTTTCATGCCTTCGGCCTTCCGGTCAAACTCGGCCTGATATTCAGGATCTTTCAGCAAGTCATCAAAAGTCGGCTTTGTAGCCACATCAGATGTCGCTTCTTCCGGAGCGACGTTTACCACTTCGTCCATTTTTACCTCCTTGTCCAGACCATGCTTGCGCCCAGTCCATACATTTGACGAAACAAGACTATATAGTCCTAGTGCTTATATGCACTGCGCAAAGCGTATCGAAAGGGAATTCCAAGGGGAAAAGAACAAAAACCTTGTAAACTAAAGAATACGCTCTGCGCACTGCACATAAGGCAGTGCTTAGATTTGATAAGTCAACGTCGATCGACACCAGTGAAAATGATCCTGAATCGGAGGCATATTCAAGCCTTGCACAAGGCCTTTACACCTAACCTCGACCACTCTTCCGCTGTTTGCGGAATAACGCTTAAACACGTTCTCATCGACCGTATTGAAAATCTGTCCGTTTAGGGATCGGCACATCTCAGTAGTACGCTCATCAATATGTGCAATGAATCGCACTTGCTGATTGTTGTTTTTTGGCTCATAAGTGTACGCCTGATTTGAAACGTTCCTTGTCGCATCGTCCAGACCTCCTGAATATTTGTCATTCTTGATCTTCAATATCCTGTGAATCTGCTTTGTAATAATGACCTTCAAGGCGTTCTCGCTGATCTCAACGTTCTGTTGTAGCGACACCAGCAAGAAGCTCTCGGCCTGTTCGACCTGAGACATGATGACACCGTCCAGATACTCGATGTACGTTGTTCCCATGACCGGCATCATCGCAAACGAAAGAATGACCGGAAGCGTCAGCAAGACAAAATCGTTTATCCTTCGATCGGTGATCGACTGCGCATAGGCATCGACGGAAGCGACTTTAAAAACGTCGTTTGAAACCTTTTTTATGCGCTTGAAACGGTTTGCGTAAATACCGCATATCAGCATCTTCAAGACGCTTTTATACGTCCACGTATGAGTGCTTGCCAGATAGCCTAAAAAGCCCGTGAGAAGCCCGGAATCGCTCCAGAATTCGATTCTGTCCTCGACATATCGTCTCACCTTCGGCGATACGGTTTTATTGAGCTTCTCATAGGTAAAATCGATGTCTTTCAGCATATCGATCAGATCGTCGCCGATCTGTCTATACGCTTTAATGATGAACGGATAGGCCTTTTTCAATGCTCTGTCCGTCTTTTTCCATCGGCGTTCGATGATCTCGTCGTCCGTCAGAATCTCGTTTTTATATTCGGATTCTAACGGCATATCCAGAAGCTGAAGCTTCACGCCGTCATCATAATTCTTCATTTTCAGCTTCTAACGGCTCTTCCGGGTTCATCGGATTCAGGCCATTCGCTTGCAACATCTGCATTCTCTCGATGTTCTGCATCATGTTCGATTCCATTTCCTGATCCATCTTTTCTTTTTCGGAAAGATAATTGTAGCCCAGCTTCTCGACGATCGTCTGATTTGAGATCAAACCGTTCAGCTTCATCATTTCATCGATCAGCTCGACGTCGTTTGCCGGCAAGTTCTTAGGAATGTCAATCTGAATATCTCTAAAATCAAAGCTCGTTCCCTTCTTCAGATTGATCCTGTTGAAAATCAGCTCCCAGCGCCTCAGATAAGCCTTTTTCAGCTGTGAAACGATGTTCTCCGTGTTCATGTTCATTACATAGAATTTGCGGTCTATCGCTGAAGCGTTCAAGTCTGCGGAATTGAACGCCAGATCCGACGTGTTTGGAATACCGGCAAGCTGAAAAATAAGATCGATGTATATTTTTAACATCGTCTGCACTCCTCCGGCATCGACCGGCTTGGAAAGCCATGTGACGTCTCCGCCTTCGCCGACGTAAATCGTCCGGGCGTCGATCCATTGATTGTCTTCCTGAATTCGTGCCTGATTGACTACGACCTCGCCTTGCTCGTTGACTGTCGTCATCGGATTCTGAGGCTGATAGTTCACGATTTTAAGCTTACAATCGCTGTCGTTGTACTGATACGTATTACGTGCGTTCTGTACTAACTGCTCATATGCACTTATGACGTCTTCGCACGTCTCAAAAATGCTCATGTCCGTCTCAACGGCGATGGCCGGAACGTCGCCCCAGTTCGCATTCTGCCTCTGTTCGACGATCTCCTCAGCCATTTCATTTCCCACGATGTACGTCCTTGACCCGTTCACGTCGGTGATCTCGCATTTGTGCGTGACCGTTCCCATCGTGTTTTTCTCGTCCCATAGCCTTACAAGCCCCGTCAGATTCGCCGGGATGTCATAATCCCATGTTGCGACGGTCTGCAATGGATTGTATTTTGCATAGACGATCTCGTTGTCTTCGTTTTCATAGATGACCTCATAGCATGACGTCAGCTCAAAGATATCGTGTATGAGATCATAGTTTTCCGTGTTGTCGTCGTTGTAATTCGTAATGTATTCAATTAGAATTTCCATTCCTTTTGAATAATCATCATCCTTGACCGGTTTGTCCAGTAAAGATTCGATCAGCCGGTTTTTCTCTTCATCCTTGGAGCTGTTGACAGTGTAGCGTGGCGTCCCGGCCGTGTACCCTGTTGCCAGATCCGTGATGAATTTTTCAAACGGAAGCTTCGTGACGATCTTCTCCTCGTTACCATGCGACCACATGACCTCGGTATCACTTGCCTTCCGTGTGTATTTCTCATGAAGCCTTCTTCGTTTTTCCAAAACCGGCTTGATCTTATCGACCAGTTTAGGAATATCGGCCTCTGTGTATTCGGTTATGTCTGCGATTTGAATCATAACGCCCCCTTACATTAACTTCCTATTTGATAATTGCCATGTGTTTGCGATGGTATAATCTTCGATCATATATCTGACCGCATCGATAGAATGATTGTCCCGATCCGGATATCTTGAAATAAAATTGCCGTTCTTGTCGACGTCGTAAGCGTACCCTTTGAATTCTCTTGCTGTGTTCGGGCATCTTTTTGGATCGATCACGATCTTCGTCAGCTTCTGCAAAAACTTGATCCCATACTCGATAGAATCGACGCCCTTTTTCGCCGGTTTTACCCTTAACGCAAGGCTTTTCAGCTCGGCAATTGATTTCGGCTCGGCTGAATCACAAGTGATGTAAGCACTGCCCACTTTCACTTGTTTGATCTCATCTGTTAGCTGTCTGTTGGATAAACCAACCTTGTAAATCTCGTTGAAAATGACCAGTTTTCTTCTTGTCTTGTCATAATAACCCTGAATATATGCGGATGGATCGACCGCAAAACCAAAATCAAGGCCGTCCAAAATGTTATCGAAAGATTTTATCTCGTCGTCAGCTACACTGCGGATCTCCAGATTTTCAAATACTTGTCCGCCTGTGCCTGTTGCCTCACCCAGATATTCGTTTCGATAATACAGCTCGTTCTGCTTCTTCAGGATCTCCGCTTCGATCAGAAAATCCTCTGAAAGCCACTCTTTCGGTACGTCTTTGTATGTGCTGTGATGTACCAGACGGCCTTCGACCTCCAGCATCCCTTCCGCATTCGCCCAGTTTGAAACGATCTTCGGCGGATTGTATGAGTAAAAGACCTTGATAAAGTCTCCGCCACGCATTAAAGACTGCTTAATAGAACGGATGTCTTCCATGCCATAGAATTCGTCCAGCTCTTCAAACCATATGTACTTGCAATAGCCTTTGCGAAACTTCGTTGATTTTACTTTTCGTGGATCGTCGCATCCTTTGAAAAGG